AGATTTACATCTGTTAACAAGTCATAAACAACAGCACCTGACCCCAGACCATCACCTGCAATTAATTTAACCTCTCCTGCAAGAATTGCTACGTTAGCTCCACTACCCTGCGTAAATGTAAGAGTTGCGGAGGTTGCGTTCTCCATAATATACATCTTAGATGAAGTATTTGGCAGAAGGCTTATAGTGCAAGCTTGCCCTCCTCCAGTAAGCTTTAGATACATATTTCTATCTGCATCTAAGGTTCCATCCTCCAGAGTGATATTATCAGTGGAAGCGTTTGCTATAGCTCTTGTTCCATAGCCAAAAGCCTGACCAATCATCTCAAGATTTGTATTGGTTTCTGATCCCCAAGTACCTGCGGAATCGCCTGTTGCAATTTCCTTAAGTCTTAGATTATTGACGTATGTTGCCATTTAAGCTACCTCTTCCCAGTTAGGGTTTTGACTATTGCTAATTATTGCGTAATTTGGAATTTGCCCTGTGTTGATTAAACTCCACACTCGAACTGATTGAATTGACGCTTGCGCTTCAAAACCTGTAACAGATACTACAGCTTGAGCATCAGGATCAACAACCCCTTGACTTACCGTAACACTAAAACCAGAAACCGATAAGTTGTTATTTGTTATTAATGTTTCATCGCCTAACCCAAGGGTAGACGCTACAGCAGACACGCCAACAACCGCAAATGCTTGGGCTGCTACAGACCCCAAGCTTGTTGTTGCTAGGTTGTTGGTTACAGGTACATCAGCATTTGCCTGTACGGTTTCGCTACCAAGGGCAGATGTTCCTGCAACCCCAGTGACGACAACAGGTATAGACTCACCCCATGTAAGCTGTCCCCATTCACCTCTGCCAAAACCATTTACAATAGCCATTAGTTACTAGGCTATTCTAATAATTGCATTTGACGCATCGGCTGTTGGGAACTGTATTGTAAAGTCTCCTGCTGTAGATGTTTTATCTCCGCCAAAAGCTAAGACGCAAACCGCCTTGTCGCTGTTAGTGTCGTTATAAATAAGGCAACCATTTGCTGTAACAGTAGCGTTGCTAAAGGTTAAGTCAGCAAAGTCAGTAAACGCTGTCGTTCCTGATGTTGTCGGATTTACATTAGTTAATGCTGCACCTGTAGCCGTATAGTTAGTACCACTTGCCTCATTTGAGCTAGAGTAAGCAGTTGTTGTTGCGCCCAAACTAGCGGAGCTTGTATACAAGGCTAACTTAAACGAATTACCACCTGATGCTAGGAAATTATGAGTCCCCTCCATCAGCTCTTTCTTAAACGAAGTACACATTGCTTGCGTAATTGACATTATAATCTCCTAATAATTTCTGCTAAATCTTTATGTTGGTTTTGTTCAAGTAGAGCGACAAGTGTTGTTCTGTCGCTTTTTATTGCTTGTTCCATATAGAACATTACAACCTTCTGCACTTGATCCTTAAACGCTTCTGCTTGATCTTTAATTGCAGGATGACAACTCCCACCTACAGAAACAATTCTACTTGTTGCCCTGTCAGCCCAATGACTCGCATCAAGACCTTTGTTTTCTGATGTAACAACGCTAACAACACCCGCTTGAGCCATTCCTACCTCAATCATACCTAATTTCTCCCTTGACGTACTGCGCCAGACCTATAGCTGTCTGTAGTTCCGTAACCTTCGCCCAGAGTCTTTAGTCTAGCAACCGCCTCAATGTACTGCGCTTGATAAAGTTGTAACAATTCAGCGTCACCCTTAAGGAATGTGTATGACTCAACTAGGCATCCATAAAGCAATGCATTCTCGGCATTATCGCCTAACCAAGTTCTTCCTGTAGAAGCTACAGTAATTGACTCAGGCCTATAAAAGTAATGCAACTCAACGACAAAAGATGAGCTTGGTGTTGGTGCTACTATAATTGCACTTTCGTTAAAGACAGCATAATACTTAGGAACGCCTGTGACTGTTGCTACAGGGTAAGCTTCCCTAATAAAGTTAACGTCTTTGTTTAATAGATATTCATACCCACTGTTATTAACAGCTAAAGAATAAAGCCCTAAATAATCACTTGGAGTAGAGAGATATTGGTTATTAGCAGTTAAAGAGCCTGTTACATTCTTTCTAAAATCAGGAAGCTGAACCTCTTTAAGAATTCTCTCTTCAGCCTGCGTAATAATATTAGGAAGATTATCTACAAAAGTAGTCTCTGTAGTTTCTAAATAGTCTTGTATTGTATTCTTTAGCGTAGTGTATGTGAATGCCATTAGCTTATTACCACCTTAACTTCTCCTGCGTTGCATTCTATATCTAGCCCAACTGTACGGCTTCCTAGCTTAGTAACACCGCCACCAACAGGGTTAAACGCAAATAACTTTCTGCTTTCATCCAAGGCTCTGTCTGGCCGTGGATTTCTTAACGCCTCATTGTCTGTAAAAGCAATTCTTCCAAGCTGTAGTTGAGGCTGATCAACGTCTACAACATCTCGACCAACCAGTAATCCAGTTGGTCTTTGGTTTTCAATCTGAGGCACTAGGTCTGTTAGCTTGTAACGAAACCCAGTCCTATCGCAAAAGCCAAAAGCTTTCTTGCCTCTGGATGCTGTCAAAGGGTGTATCCTCCGGGAGTTACACGCAATGATGCCTTCTCTCTATCTGCGTCTGCGGCAAGGTTCCACTGCTCCTCATACTCTATCTTAAGCAAAGGAGCCTTTGCGTTAGACTCTGTGTACTTAACACTGAGTTGGTAAGCAAGACCTGCAACCAAACACGGAAGAAACCGCATAGGGACATCCATATTATTTGATGCAGGTGATCCCGTGTCTTCTACTCTTTCTAGATAATAAAAAACAAGAGTGTATGTATTTCTGCTGTCAGGCACAGGCCATAGGTTAACAGTAACTCCGCTAGGACTTTTTTCAAGGAAATACTGCAAAGGCTTTCCTTCTGTTAACTTGTTAGCAAGATGAGCGTACTGGCTTACAGATATACTGGTCAATGTTTGATCAAACTGGTTACTAGAGTTTCCAGAATTTGTTCTTACAAAAGCCTCAATGATGTCAAAAACTTCGCTATTTAAAGGATATGATCCATCGCTTGCAGTTAATGCTTGCGTTCCTTCCCTTACAGTCCAAAGGTTTAGCCCTCTGTTCTGCCATTCAAGCATAAGAAGATTGATGCTTCTTCTAGCGGTTCTATAGTCATAACCACTACGCAATTCTAGGCCTGCTCTTTCAAATGCCTCTTCAATGGCATCGCCAAGGTCTAGATTGAAGTTGTATGTTCCGCTAGTTGCCATCTTTATTTCCTTTTGGATTTAGCCCCAGAACACTTCCATCTTTTTCTAGATAGGTTATTGGGCGTATTAGGGTCATTTTGTTTTTCCTTAGAAAGCCCTTTCTTTATGCCAAGGCTCCTAGCGCAGTAGCTGTCTCCCTTGGAGGTTCCTGCCCGAACTCTTGGCCCACCGCCTTTAGCTTTGCCTGCTTGACCATAGCTAACCTTCTTTCCTGATGAGGTTATTTTAACCTTTGCTTTGCCTTTTGCAGGCTTTCCTGTAGGCATTATCTATAACTCTTTGTTTTTTTCGCAATTTTTTTAGGCTGAGAACTGTGCTGTTTCCCTTTTTTTGTGTCTTTTTTCTTCTTTCTGCTTGTTGCAGCGTATTCCTTGCTAGATAAACTCTTAATTGCTTTCTCAGGCAAATATCTTTCACCAGTTGCTTTTTTGCCCTGCGTACTAGGCTTTCCGCTCTTGGTTTTCCATTTTTGCTTTGTCCACTTCTTAAGGGACTTTTGAGATTCAGCTAAAGCCATCTACTTAAACGCTTTCGGCTTGGCTTTTATCTTAGCTTTCGCCTTAGCTGACAAGTCTTTTAGGTGAAATAATTTTACACTCGTCTTGGTGTGTGACTTGTTAGTGTGTAAAGTCCCATCAGACATCTTATGGCTAGAGCCTTTATGCTCTGTACCATCTTTTTTGTAATGTTTAACGCCTTTCATTTGTATCCTCCACCTGAAGCTTTGTATGCTTTAGCGAGCATCTGAGCCTTTCTTGCAGACCACTGACCTGCCTTACCGCCTTTAGACCCCGCTTTAATTCTAGAAAACTGACGCTTACGCATAGTAGGCTTTGTATAGTTTCCCGCTTCGTTTACCGTTGACTTTGGTTTTGATTTAGCTTTTTTTTCTGCCATTTCTAGACCTATTTACTTTTTTAGAAGTAACTCTTAAGTTGCTTGGCGAGTTGTTGCTTGTATTTCTATCTTTATGATCGACATCTTTATTGTCGCCTTTTTTAACAAGGCCTCTCTTTTCCATTAACTTTCTGGCTTTATTACGCTCTGCCCTGCGTTTCTTCTCTTCAGGTCTGGAGTGAAAGTTCTCATACTCTTTCTTGTAATTTCTAGCCATAAGATTTAATTACTTTCATAATGATACTATAAGTGTCACCGCTAGAGTGTCCTACGGTTGTTAGCATGATATCACCAGTTACTCCGCTACCTGCATTGTTAGGTATTCCAGAAAATCCAGAAAAATCTAACTGATCAGAGTAGTCAGCGATGAGATGCCACGCTAATACGTCTGTAGAGGCATCAAACAAGACTTTTACGCTCATGCCTACAGTGCTGTACCAAATATTGCTTATGT